ACCCAAATTGGTGCGGTCAAAAACAAAGTAGTCCGTCGGGACCTGCTTATAATGCTACGAGCCGCTGAAGCCGCTTATACCAAAATGGACAAAGAAAGTGTAGAATGCCGTAGACTCCGAAAAGAAACACCACGATATCGAGAGCTACTGCAAAATTTTGAAGAGCTACTTGCCCATTTAGAAAAGCATATTACCTTTGCCAGTTTACTAAATTAACATAACCAAGTATAATCCAACTATGATCAAAGTCAAAACACAACAAATCAAACTTCTTAACCCCAAAAGCCCAGAGCTCAAGTACACAGGAGGAGAACCAGAATGGCGTGTACAACCTGAACCCGAATGTCGAGTCAGTGCGTTGAGTGCGGCTTTTAGTTGGTACAACTATCATTATGGTAAAAAAGATGCCAAAGATATGATTGTGCATTGGCTCGAACATCATGAGCGTCCAAAAGATGCTCGTAAAATTCGTGCTATACCGGATAGCCAGATTCGTTTGACTCCAGCCTGGGTATGCCGTATGAACCTTGTGGGACTAGAACTCAATGAACATGAGCTACTACAGGTCAACGAGCAGATATCCAACATGCTCAAAATCAAAGACGAAGTTAAAGTTGTGGTCACAGAAGAAGAAACAGCACAGAATCGAGTAACAATTCAAGATCGTTTGCGTGAAAAAGTTTCAGAATGTGCCGGTGAACTAGAAGGTGTGTTTGATGAGTTTTTGGCCGACGGTGCTAAAATGTCAGCCAATATCAAACCTATAGCTACTATTCGTGGCATGAATGTGGCACCGCAAATGATTGGTAACATTGCTGATATTTGGAAACAACGTCAGGCAGAATTTGAAGAAGCAACAGAAGGCAAAGACAGCGACTTGGTTGAAGGATACTCAAACTTCTCAAAGATCCAGTTACGTAACATGATCAAGTTCTGCGAAACAGTGATCAACGATTGCGGAGCATATGTACAGATCAAAAAAGTAGAACGCAAGCCACGTGCTAAAAAAGCAGTGAGCCCAGAAAAACAAGCAAGTAAGTTTAAGTATCTAAAAGCATTTGAAGAACTTAACCTTGAAAGCGAATCTCCGGCACGCTTGGTAGGCGCAGGCGAAGCTTGGTTGTATGACACCAAAAAGCGTAAACTAATCTACATTGTAGCAGATACCCATATTGGTGAAATTTCAGTCAAGAACAATATGTTGTTGGGTTTCGATGCGGCTGCTAGCGTACAAAAAACTTTACGTAAACCAGCAGAACAAATTAAGACATTGTTAGCCGGCGGAAAACCCGCAGCTCGCAAGTATTTCAAAGATATCAAGGCCACAGATACCAAGTTCAACGGACGTGGCACTGAAAATCTAATCATCTTAAGAGCTGGTAAATAATAGGAACTGGAGTTCCTATTATATGGCCATTGCTGAATCAACACTTGACACACTAAAACAAAATCTCATTGAGTATGTACGCCTACAACTTGGCGATCAGATTGTTGATATTGAGTTAGATGCTGAACATTTTGAAGCAGCCTATCAAAAAACCATTGGAACTTATCGTCAACGTGCTCAAGGCGCATACGAGGAAAGCTACAACTTTCTAGAGCTTGTAAAAGGCGTAAGTATCTATACATTGCCTCAGGAAGTCATTCAAGTACGTCAAGTTTTTCGCAGAACGTTTGGCGATAGTACAGGACCATTTGCTTCAAACTTTGATCCGTTTACACAGGCCAGTTTGAACGTGTATTTGATGAACTTCAACGTGGCCGGCGGTCTAGCCACATATGATTACTATACTCAATATGTAGAATTGGCTGCTCGAATGTTTGGCGGGTATGTAAATTTTACGTGGAACCCTGTGACTAAAAAAATTCAGTTAGTGCGTAACTGGAAAGGCACAGGCGAAAATGTGTTGCTTTGGACCTACAATTTAAAACCAGAAATCAATTTGCTGAGTGATTTTCAAATATCACAGTGGATCCGAGACTACATGGTTGCCAACTGCAAGTATATCATTGGCGAAGCTCGTGAAAAATTTGGTCAAATTGCTGGCCCACAAGGGGGTGGCACACTCAACGGCACTGCAATGAAAGCCGAAGCACAGTCTCAAATGGACGCTCAAATTGAGCAACTCAAGAACTATGTGGACGGCAGCCAACCCATCACTTGGGTAATTGGTTAATGGCTGAAGAATTATCAACATTAATAGTTGGGTGTAGTTTTGTTCAAAATCTTAATAACCCAGACTTTCCTATAAACCGTGTCAAGTGGAACACAGCTGGTTCATCAGGGAGTGGAAATCAAGCTATTGCTTCAAGAGTAGTATACGAATGCGCTCAACAAAAGTATAAAGAAGTTATAGTGATGTGGTCTGGTATTAATAGATTGGATTTTCCAATCGGCCGAGCACTACACGATGTTATGCCCAAGAATTCAGATGGACACCAAAAATATGCATATTATTCTATTATGGAAGATATAATTTGGTATCACAGTGGCGGTTTCATGCTCAGCGGAGTTTCAGATGCAAGTCCTCTTTGGTTTCGAGAATGGTGCAAATCGCAATACAAAAGCTCTTCTCCTCGGTACCTAACAGATCTCAGTATCCTAAGTATTATACAAGCACAAAGTTTTTTACAAGCTCAAAATATTCCTTATCGAATGTCATTTATATACGATATTGACCATGACTACGAACGTCACTACACTGGCGGCCACACTGGTAGATATATTGAACCAGGGTGTGGCAAAATAGATCGATCGTCTAAACTGATTGATTTAGTAGATTGGTCTGCATTTACACAGCATCAACCTCCTTATGAATATGGAAAAAGCCTTAATCAACTGGAAGACGGGTTTCATCCAACGTATCATACTATGATCGATTGGTTTAATCGAGCGTTTGCTATAGATTTAACCTCTTGATCTATCTTAAAACTTCTGTTATACTCATAGCATGAGTTCACATTTAATGATTGACATAGAAGGCCTGGGCACTGGCCCAGATGCTGCAATTTTAACTATTGCTGCACAGAGCTTTGACCCTTTTGGTACCGGGCACTATGATAGACATTATTACGCCCGCATTACCTTGGAAAGTCAAGAAAATCGTCGCATTCAAGATGACACCTTGTCCTGGTGGGCCACACAACCCGAAGCGCAAGCTGAGGCATTTGCCGAAGACAATCGCATTCCGTTGGATCAAGCTCTGGACGAATTATATCGACTAGCTTGGCAACACGACTATATCTGGGCACAAGGTCCTACGTACGATATAAACATACTAGAGCATGCCTACAAAAGCTACAACAAAACACAACCCTGGCAGTTTTATCGCATTAGAGACAGCAGAACAGTGCTGAGTCTTTGGCCAGGAAGACCCGTGCCTCCTACCAGTCATCATGCACTGGAAGATACTCGTAAACAAATCGATATTTTACAACAAACACTAAAACATTTAAACGTTAAGGAATTAAGATGATCATTGGCATTGTAGGGTTTATTGGCACTGGAAAAGATACCATTGCAGATTACTTGGTAAACATACATCAATTTAGACGTGAATCATTTGCCAACACGCTGAAGGATGCTGTGAGCAGTGTGTTTGGGTGGGATCGTGAACTAATTGAAGGGCGCACTCGTCAAGCACGTGAATGGCGTGAGCAGGTTGATCCATGGTGGTCCGCTAGATTAAACATGCCCAACTTGACCCCTCGCTGGGTGTTACAATATTGGGGCACAGAAGTAGCCCGTAAAAGCTTTCATGATGACATTTGGATTGCCAGTTTAGAAAACAAACTGCGCAACAGCAGAGACGATATTGTGATCAGCGATTGTCGTTTTCCCAACGAAATCAAATCAATCAAATATGCTGGCGGAATTGTGGTACGTGTAGCACGTGGTCCTGAGCCCAAGTGGTATCCTGTTGCTGCGGCTGTAAATGCTGGCGACAAGCATATTGGATGGTCAATTGCCAAAGCAGAATTGGCTCGGTACAATATTCATGCCAGCGAAACTGCCTGGGCAGGAACCGACTTTGATGCAGTGTTGGACAACAACGGAACGCTGGATCACCTGTATCAACAGATCAACGATCTGGTTCTAAATCTCCAGGCCGCCAGGACAAATCCTGTCGTGGAATCTCAATAGTACAGTTTAAACAAACAGTTTTTAAATTTCGTAAATTGGTATTGTGTAAATTTCCATCTACATAATAAACCAATAATTGTGCTGAATATTTTGCTCTAAAGCCACATCTGTCACATGTGGCTTTTTTCTTATATCCTGCTGTTTGCCATGTGGGCACAGGAGGTTTAATTTTCTTATTTTTTTTAATGCAAGTTTCGCAACGACTTCGATAGTATACTTGTCCGTTGCGATAACGATTTATAGCACGAGGTCGCTGATTGCAAGCAGGACATATTGGTCGAGTCATGCTGTACTTAGTCCTGAAACCGCACCTTAAGGGCACAAATACACCAATATTTTTAGGCGATCCGATAAATATCTATAACTTAGAAAAAGGAATTACCATGGCACTATTATCCCCAGGCGTAGAAGTTACCGTTATTGACGAAAGTCAATATATTCCAGCTGCTACCAATTCAGTACCTTACATATTGATTGCTACTGCACAAAACAAAGTATCTGGCACCGGCGCCGGAGTTGCTGCAGGCACATTGGCCGCCAATGCCAATCGAGTGTACCTAATTGACAGCCAGAGAGATTTGGCTGCTACTTTTGGTAACCCATTCTTTTATAAAACCACAGCTGGTACACCAATCAATGGCTACGAGCTAAACGAATATGGATTGTTGGCAGCTTATTCAGCATTGGGCATCACTAACCGTGCTTATGTTCAGCGTGCTGACATCGATCTGGCAGAATTAACCGCATCATTGACAAGACCAACTGGCAACCCAGACAATGGTACCTACTGGTTAGACACAGCAAATACATCTTGGGGTATTTTTCAGTGGAACATAACAACAGGTGCATTTACCAATCAAGTACCATTGGTAATCACCAGCACCTCAGATTTAGAAAACAACTCAACTGTGCCATTGCAAAGCATTGGCAGCATTGGTGACTACGCAGTGGTAGCACAAAACATCAACAATCCCGGTTATTTCAAACGCGGCGGCGCCACAGTTGATCAAACTAGTTCAACGGATCTTAGCGATTTGTACAATACCTGGGTTCAAGTTGGCAGCGACGAATGGAAAACAGCATGGCCCACAGTGATTGGTGGATCTGCACCAACATCATTGACAGCTAACAATTCATTTACAATCAACGGAACATTGATTACAGTTCCAGTGAGTCCTAACAACACCGTTGATGGTGTAGCTGATGCTATCAACACAGCATTCTCTTCAGGTGGCGGCGTTTATGCTGCAACTATTGATGGAAAGTTGAATATCTACTGTGACTCAACTGCAACTGCTGATGGATCAACTGGCGGAGAGGGTGCTGTAGTATTTGAGAATGTAACAGGAACACCATTGACAACTTTGGGTATTGCAGCCAATTCTGTATCATATGCTCCGGCATTTCAAGCCAGCCCGCACTACACAGTGCCACGTTGGAGATCCACAGACACACAGCCAGAGCCAACCGGTTCAGTGTGGCAAAAAACAACCAATGTAAATCTTGGTGCAAACATTGTGATCAAGAAATTTAACTCAACTCTTGGAACATTTGTGCAACAAAGTTGTCCAATATATGCAAGCGAAGCTCAGGCAACTTTTGCATTGGATCCAAGTGGTGGAGGAGCAAACATTCCAGTGGGCTCTACTATTGCACGACTAAATCCAGCATTTACAATACCTGATACTTTTGCTCTACAAATTTTAGAAAGATATGCATCAGGCCCAACAGTTATCACCTGCTCGACTTTAAATCCAACATTTGTAGTGGGCAACACATTTAACATTGCTGCTACTGCACCCGGAACTCCTAATTATACTTCACCGGTTACAGTTGAAATTGGTGGCACAGGCACTGCTAGCGATTTTGTTTCAGCAGTATCTTCTGCCAACATACCTTTTGTTAGCGCCAGTATCAACAGCAGTGGAGCCATTGTGTTCACTCACAGCACTGGCGGCATTATTGAATTAAGAAATGTATCAGGAACACCACTGGCATCAGCCGGATTGACTACAGCTATTGAAGGTGTGAAATTTGCTCCACCTAATAATATATTCTATCTGTCAAACTACACCAATAGCAGTGTTGGATTTGCTTACACCGCTAGTGCAGTGACTCCAGATCAAGATCCAGCAGATGGTCGTTTATGGTATTACTCAGCTACAAATCAAGTTGATATCATGATTCAAAACAATGGATCATGGTTTGGTTATCAAAATGTTACCAATGATGTACGTGGTGACAATTTGACATTGACCAATGCAGCTGGCCCAATTATCAGCGCCACTGCACCAACTACACAAACCAACACAGCACAATCACCATTGGAGTACGGTGATTTATGGATTGATACCAGTGATTTAGAAAACTATCCTGTGATCAATCGTTGGTCGAATGTTGAAGGGGTAGATCAGTGGGTTACATTGGACAACACCGATCAAACCACAGAAAATGGTGTGTTATTTGCGGATGCACGTTGGGCTCCTAATGGTACAACTGATCCAATCACAGCTCCAATACCAACAATCACAAGTTTGTTGACATCAAACTATTTGGATTTAGACGCACCTGATCCAACACTTTATCCACAAGGCATGTTGTTGTTTAACACACGTCGTTCAGGATTCAATGTCAAGAGTTTCCAAGTTGATTATTTCAACGGCACTGACTTCCCAGATGAAACATTGCCAGCGCAGACCAATGCATGGGTCACAGCATCAGGAAACAAAGACAACGGATCACCATACATGGGTCGTCAAGCTCAACGAGCAATCATTGTTGAAGCACTCAAAGCAGGCATTGACGCCAACGTTGAGGCACGTGAAGAACAACGTCAATTTAATTTGATTGCCTGTCCACAATATCCAGAGTTGATCCCTAACATGGTTGCACTCAACAACGATCGCAACAACACAGCGTTTGTTATCGGAGATACACCATTGCGTTTGGCCCCAGACAGCACAGACATTCAACAGTGGGCAACCAACGGTGGTGGCGCAGGTATTGCAACAGAAGACGGATTGGCTGTGGGAGATGTGTATCTTGGTGTGTTCTATCCAAGTTGTCAGACCACAGATTTGTCAGGTTCACCAGTGGTACAACCGCCGAGTCACATGATGATTCGTACAATTGTACGCAGTGACGAAGTGGCTTTTCCATGGTTAGCACCAGCTGGTACACGTCGCGGTGTGGTTGACAACGCTGCACGTATTGGTTATGTTAATGCCACTACAGGAGAATTTGAATCAATTGGAGTTCGTCAAGGATTACGAGATGTATTGTACGAAAACGATATCAATCCAATTACATTTGTTCCAGGTATTGGTATTACCAACTTTGGTAACAAGACAGTTACCAGCAATACAACAGCATTGGATCGTATCAACGTAGCACGTTTGGTGGCATTTGTTCGTGGTCGTTTGCAGGAAATTGCCAAGACATTCTTGTTTGAACCCAACGATCAGATCACCAGAAATGAAATTAAAAATGCAGTTGACAGTTTGATGATTGATCTTGTAAACAAGCGCGGTATCTACGATTACTTGGTGGTGTGTGATTTGACCAATAACACTCCAGCACGTATTGATCGCAACGAGCTATACGTTGACATTGCAATTGAACCAGTTAAAGCAGTTGAATTTATCTATATTCCATTGCGTATTAAGAACACTGGTGAAATTTCATCAAGTATTGCTACAGTAGCAAGTGCATCATAATACAACTATGACAGCATGGAAAAATAGGGTTCATCAAGAGCCCTATTTTTTTCAGTCGTCGATGCCATAAATAAACACATATAGGAGATTAATAACATGGCCGTTTCATCACTAACAAGAATGACAGTGCCTTTGGCAAGTGATCAAAGCAATCCAAACCAAGGCCTTCTAATGCCTAAACTTAAATATCGCTTTAGAGTGATATTTGAAAATTTTGGTATTTCAACACCAAGAACAGAATTAACCAAACAGGTTATGGATTTCACACGTCCTTCAGTTAGTTTTGAAGAAATGGTGTTGGATATCTATAACTCAAAAATCAAACTAGCCGGTAAGCATTCATGGGATGACTTAACATGTCAGGTGCGTGATGATGCAGGTGGCAATGTATCTAAATTGGTTGGAGAGCAATTGCAGAAGCAGTTGGACTTCATGGAACAAGCCTCAGCAGCATCAGGTATTGACTACAAGTTCTTGACACGTTTTGAAGTATTAGACGGCGGTAATGGCACATATGAACCAGTGGCATTGGAAACTTGGGAAATCTATGGTTGCTACTTGAAGTCTGTAAATTACAACAACATGGACTATGCTACCAGTGAAGCTGCTACAATTGGCCTAACCGTTGCGTTTGACAATGCAGTACAAACTCCAATTGGTCAAGGTGTTGGTGCCATTGTTGGACGTACTGTAAACGACGTTGCCACAGGCTAACAGCCGATGAGTTTTGGGCAAGACTTTTTAAAAGGTTTTTTTGGCCCCGGCGATGGTCTTAAAGATTACGCTCACGCTTCAAAAACCTTTTTAACCAATGGGTACGAACTTGCCCCTCGTACCAAGTTCTTATTTCATGTTTACTTTACAATCAATACTTCTGTGCCAGCATTGCGAGCAGTGTTTGGCAACACAGATGTAGCCACAATTGGATTGTTGGTCAAAACAGCACAACTTCCAACATATGCCATACAAGTAGACACACTCAATCAATACAATCGTAAACGTCTGGTACAGAGCAAGATCAATTATAATCCTGTGACCATAGAGTTTCACGACGACGGCGGCGATGTTATTCGCAACATGTGGTATAATTATTTTGCATATTACTACAAAGATCCAAGTCAAAAATACGACAACGTTAGCAATCAAAACGGTAGTCTAGGGCAGTTGTTTGGAACCCCAGCAGGGTTCAGTTACAATTCGAGAGACACCTATGACAATTCAAGAACAGTCAATGATTGGGGTTATATTGGTGAAGCATACAATGATGGTTTGCAATTTCCTCCCAGCGGTCTTAGCAATGTGGGCAAACCACCATTCTTTCGCGACATTCGAATCTACGGTCTGAATCAGCATAAATTTGCTGAATATGTGTTAGTGAATCCAATGATTTCTGAGTGGCAACATGATACCTATGACTACAGTCAAGGCAACGGTATGATGACTCATCGAATGACTTTAAATTATGAAACAGTAAAATACTATTCAGGAGCAATAGGTCGTGCTCGTCCTGATACCAACGTTGTGGGCTTTGCTGATCCAGCAGTGTACGATACTGTGCGTAGTTCAATTGCTCGCCCAGGTAGTACCGCTACGGTGTTGGGACGCGGTGGATTGTTAGATACTGGTATTGGAATAATTGAAGATTTACAAAGTGGCGGAGTTGCTGGCCTAATTGGCGCGGTACAAAAAGCAGGTGCTACATACGAAACATTCAAAGACAAAAATATTAGAAGCATAGTCAACACCGAAGTTAATACCAGTGCCAGGGCTATTTTAAGAGGAAGTTTACCTGCTGCCACAAGAGCCGCAATTGGAACCACTGCCTCTGGAACATCGCCGGGTCAACGTGGATTGCTTGACGGAATATTTTTTCCAACACCCCCAGCTGGTGACGGTAGAGCTCCAGCTCCTAGTGGCACTGAAGTTTTAACTCAAGCACAACGTAACGCTACTATTGCTAGAACTCAGAGATAACTAATAGTATGAGTACAATAAACGAAGTCAATCCCAAAATTGATCAAACAGTAACAATCTTTGATAATTTTTATAATTACAGTGCCAATGTTCCTGCCATGGAATATGACATTGTTTTGAGTTATTTTCGCAGTGTGTTTACCACAGAACTTGCAGCTGAAAACTTCACAACTTCATTGTTTCGTGTGGCCGAACAAACCAACGTGTCGGCACTGACCTTGCTTCAAACATTTGAAGGACAGAACTCAGTGCAGTTGACAGCAACCATGGCCTACTATCTCAACGGTCTCCGCAGTCGCGCCACATTGTTGGGTATACTGCAACCCACAACTCCAAACTTTTACACAGCTAGAAACGTTAGACAATGAGTAAATTTGCACAAGGTGCTTATGTAGTCAAGAACAAAACCAAGTATGTGGGCAAAGGCACACCTAGATATCGTTCTGGGTGGGAGTTGGCTTTTATGAGATTTCTTGACAACAATGACAACATATTACAGTGGGCCAGCGAAAGCATCAGTATTCCCTATCGCAATCCAATCACTGGTAAACAAAGTATCTATGTTCCGGATTTTTTGATCACATACCGCAATCGCAACAATCAAATGGTGGCAGAAGTGATTGAAATCAAGCCTAAAAAACAAAGCGTAATTGAATCAAAAATGAAAGCCAATGAACGTGCCACAGTGGCTGTGAACTACGCCAAATGGGATTCTGCAACCAAGTGGTGCAAAAAACAAGGGTTACTTTTTAGAGTAATCACTGAAGATGACATGTTTAGAAACGGTGGCAAATAAGAACTAACCGTTGTTTGCCACGGTAAATATGGCATGACAAGAAAATTAGAAGACCTTTTTAATTTACCTCCAAGCGGCACAGATGATGCTGACAACTCAGCAGTTGATATTCCACTTACTCAACATGAAATTGCTGAAATAGACGAAACCATTGACAAAATTGATGCTGCCTTGCCGGGCATACGTGATCTTGACCGTAGTGACACAGAACTTGACGAACTAGCCGAACTAGCCAAACAGAGTTTCAACGATCTGTCGGATCTAGGCATGCAGGTAGATTCAAGGTACGCATCTGAACTGTTTGCTGTGGCAGGCACAATGTTAGGACACGCCCTCACAGCCAAAACAGCCAAGCTAAACAAAAAATTAAAAATGATTGATCTACAAATGAAAAAGCTAAAACTAGATCAAGATCAAGCAAAAAACAGCAATAACGACGGCACTGCTGCTATGGAAACAGCAGAGGGGCATGTACTAAGCCGTAATGATCTCTTAGAACGACTAATCGGCAATAGAGATCAAAAGTCCAAAGACTGATAAATATCGTATAGGGAACCGACATGAAAAAATTTAACGAATACCTCGCAGAATCACAAAGAGTCTACAATTACAGAATTAAAGTTGTAGGCGACTTACCCACTGGGTTTGTCAAGTCACTGGAAGAGAAACTCAAGCAGTTTGATCCAGTTAAGATCACGGAAGTAAAAACAACTCCGGTACAACTCAATCCAGCCGATTTTCCAGCTTTTGGAAACGAACGTGTGAGTCACATGGATGTTGAATTCCGTTATCCTGCTATTGAGCCTCAGATACAACAGATTGCTCAATTGTTGGGACTAGATCCAAACCGTATTCGTATGATGACAGTTCCGTACGAAGATAGCATGAACAAAGAGCGTGTGGATGTTGAAGAACAAAACAAAGATTTGTTAGCTGACACAGATTATCCTGCTCCTGACAAAGAACAAAAAGCTCTCAGCAAAGATTACGCAACTGGTCCTTATGATCACGCTGTGTTGAAAAATGCTTACCGTAGCAAGTTTGAAATTGCCGGCGGCAAAACTCCTGCCGCACAAACCACAAACGATTTACCCATGGGTGATCAAAGCCCGATGAGCACAGTCAAAAGACCAGCTCGACCACTAACTGGTAGAAACCCAAGAGGATAATTGAAATGACATTTTTTTACGACCTAAACAAACGCATGGCTGAATTGGCCAACAAAC